GAAAGTATCCTGCTATCTTAGTTTTTTATTTGCCTCACAGTTGAGCTAGCTGATAGCCATTTAGTAATGATGGTTATGATCTAACACAACTAAAACGCTGATTAATAGGAATAATACAATGGCTAAGAAACGACCAGCACATAGTTGTAAAGCTATTTGGACTGAGTTAAAGAAGAAAGGAACTGTTACTATCGTAGCAGTACCGGAACTAAAGAAGATGATAGAGAAGGAAGTTATCAATGAGAAGTACATTGACCTAGGTTATAAGCTAGAGTGTGATCTTGAGGGAGTTACTAAGAGACTGCACATAGTTGCTGAGGATAATGTAGTTACCTTTTCACTGATAGATAAAGGAAGAAACAATAAGAAGGTAGCTGATACACTGGCTGCCTTAGGACTATGATAGCAAGATAGCAAGGACGCGGCCACGATACTAACCTTAATATAGGATTGATACTATGAGCGAGAACTTTAAACCACGGCAAACACCGAAGGTAACTATAACCGTAGAAGTACTGAAGATAACTGCCAGTGCTATACTTGTTAAGCTACCGACCTATAGTAACTTGGAAGTTTGGTTCCCCAATTACTATGCAACTGACCTTAAGAAAGATAAGGTTACTGGTAAGTCAACAATTATTGTACCTCAGTGGATACTAACAGCTAAGCTGGAAGGTGCAATACTAAAGATTAAGAAAGGACATGCAGTTAACCGTAGCATTGGTTCACAGATAAAAGTGTGGAAGGATGACTTAACATCAGCTTATGTATATAAGCGTTACCTAGCTGGTGAAGGTCATGAGTAGGACAGCACTGTTAGATGCAATGGAAGCAGCTGAAGAACGTAGGGAGCGGCGTGAACAAGCTCAGTTAGCAGCAGCATTAGCTACTATAGTAGCAATGAAAGTTAAGAAACTAAAACCTAATAAAACAACCGGAGATAGCAATGAGCAACCAAGCCACAGAGATTAAAGAGAAGATACTGGAACTTGAGCAAGCACTCCTTGAAGCTAATCCAACCTTACCTACTATGCTGCGTACTATTCATACTGCATTGCGTAATGACCCTGAGATAGTTACATTGTTATCTGAGGAGGATATTAGTATTGTTGTTCGTGGTCTTATGAAGCAAACACAAACTGTAATAGCGGAATCAGTAGCTAAGGCTAAGCCTAAGAAAGCTTTGTCTAAGATGACTCTGGAAGACCTCTGATGGATACCGTAGCTAGTAGGTTAAATGATAGCATACCTTCCGTGTTGCTAGATTGCTTTGCTTACAATGGTAGAGTTAAGGTATTGCGGAAGTCTCCACCTAAGGAACTATATCAGGTAGTACTTACTATCCAGTATAAATCTAATGCAGTAGAGTTTGAGAAAGATCTTACCGTTCACTTAGGTGAAGATGTTACTACCGGTGATGTATCAGCATACTTCTTAGAAGATATGCGTAACGCTATTATCCTAGCACATACGGAACTACGTGATGGAAAGACTAACTGAGGTAGAACGGTTACTTTATATCTGCCTAGCTATGTACCGTAAGAACCATACTGAACTGTATATAAACCATCACGCTGGAATGGAAGCATTACTAGCACAGTGGTTCTTTCCTCATGTAACTATCAGGGAAGTAACAGATGTACTATGTAGGTATCCGCGTTACAGTTATCCTGATAGTTGTATCTGCGGTAACTCTATCAGTCCTATAGGTAGTACCTTACGGTATGAGTGTATAGTATGTAAGGGTGAAGGTAACAGTGCATTCCTAACTGACTATGACTTTGGTATGGTAGCAGGTATTATATCTGCACATTACAGTTGTTACTTAGGTATCAGCAAGGCAATGATTAAGAGCCTTATATCTTGGGTAATATTTAACACAGCGAAACAACAGCAACTTAATGAGGTGCTATAATGAACATAGATAGTAGATTAAAACGGTTATCTTACAGTTCCTCGCTAACATTGCATGGCTGTCCGCGTAAGTATCAACTATATAAGCTAGGTTCTGAACAAGTAGAGCAAGAAGATACAGCTCACTTTGCCTACGGCCATGCAGTAGGTGCAGGTATTCAGTCTGTTATATCAGGAGATACTAGAGCAGATACTATCTGGGCTATGTTCTTAGCTTGGGATACTGATCTATTAAGAGAGAGTACTAAGGATAACAAGAGCTTCTTCAATGCAGTATTTGCAGTAGATAAGTTCGCACAGATAGCAAGCCTGACCAGTATTAAGGACTATAAGCTAGCTACTATCAAGGATGTTAATGGCAATGACGCGGCAGCAGTAGAGCTATCATTCCGTATCTCCTTACCTAACGGGTTCAGTTACGTAGGTTATGTAGATGCGGTATTAGTTCATAAGACTACTGAGCAACTAATGGTACTGGAACTAAAGACCACTGGTATGAGTAATGTAAATGAAGCTACTTACAAGAACAGTGCGCAAGCTATTGGTTACTCCATAGTACTAGATGCTATCTCACCGGATGCTAGTTCTTACGATGTTATGTATCTTATATATAAGAGTAAGCAGCGAGAGTTTGAGTACATGCCGTTCACTAAGTCCTATAGCCAGAGAGCTATGTGGATACAAGCATTACTGCTAGACATAGAACTGGTAGAAAGATACGAAGCAGTTAGCATGTATCCTCAGTACGGTGAAAATTGTTATAGCTTCTTCCGGCAATGCGAGTATTATGGTCTATGCGGAATAAGTACGGAACGGCTTATATCTCCTCCACCAGAACAAGTAGAGGAAGTAAGTTACACCATTGACATAACACTGACTGATCTGATTGATAGTCAGATAGCAAGAGGATTAATAACATGAGCGCTGCATTAGCAGTTGGTTTGGAACTCGGAGTAGTAGTATCATTAGCATTAAGTATCTTTAATCTCTTGATATTGCTGCCTTACATTGTATATAAATTTTATAGCAGTAACGATAGGAGAAAGAGATAATGGCTAAGTTAACAATAGAACATAAGATAATACTGGAACTTACTCCAGATGAAAGTAACTACCTAAGAAATATGTTACAGAATGATATTACTGGCGGTGAGACTGAGGAGCAAACAGAGTTGCGTAGAGCTATCTTTGAGGAGTTGCCTTTTCCTTCAGTAATTGGCAAGAAATATTAACGATAGGAGAAAGAGGTAATGAAACTAACACAGAAAGTAACAAGTACTACTCAACGTGTGCTAGTATATGGCGCACCTAAGAGTGGTAAGACAGAGTTAGTAGGAGGACTAGCAGAAAAGTTTAATCTGTTATGGTTCGATTGCGAACAAGGTTATAACACCCTGCGTAAGCTGCCAATTGAGTGGCAGGAACGTATTAACATTATATCTATACCTGATAGCAGGGTATTTCCTATAGCAGCGGAGACTTGGTTAAAGGTTATCAAAGGAGCTAAGGTATCTATCTGTGAGGAACACGGTAAGGTAACATGTCTTACCTGTAAGAAGGAAGGTAAGTTCAGTGAAGATGTATGTCTGGATGAACTAGCTAGTGATACCATAGTAGTATTCGATAGCGTTACGCAGCTAACTAACAGTCTGATAGCTCACATAACTAAGAGCCAACCAGATGACTATAAGCTGCAACTAGATGACTGGGGTAACTTGCGTGTACTGGTAGATAAGTTTCTATCGCAGATACAAGCAGCAGGGTATAACGTAGTATGTATTACCCATGAAGAAGAAGTTGAAATGGAAGATGGTAGGAAGAAGATAGTACCAGTTAGTGGTAGCAGCAAGAGCAGTCGTAACACAGCTAAATATTTCGACACCGTAGTTTACTGCGATGTAAAGAATAAGAAGCATACCTTTGCGTCTACAACATGTTCTATTAATGGAGTCATTACAGGCTCTAGGACAGGGCAGGTACTAGACGGTATGGCTAACCCATCGTTACTAGATATCTTTAGTGGCTGTAATGCTGCTGGTACTATCCCTATGATAAAGCCTAAGGTACTTACTCCTGCACAAGAGTTACTTGTAAGGATGGGTAACGAAGCAGCTAAGAGTATATATAAGGAAGTTGGACTAAGCAACGACGCGCAGGAAGTGCTTAAGTTATCAGGTGCTATGAGAGAGATACCAATAGCTACTGAATCTGAGATAGTAGCATTCACAGCTAAGGTAACGGAAGAACCTAAGGAACAACCACTAACAGCTAAGCAACGCATGGATGCAAGACTAGCAGAACTTAAAGCTTCTAAGGAAGCTAAGGCAGCAGGTTAATATGAACTTACAACATTCCTATGATATACTAGCTAAGCTAGATATAGTATCTACCGAGGAAGATAGTAACGAAGAAATACCTGTTGACGCTAACACAAAGAGTGGTGTAAAGTATGACTCAGGTAAACCGGACTTCAGTCTCATATCTCCAATAGCAATAACATACTTAGTTAAGGTACTGGACTTCGGTGCTACTAAGTACGCTGCACATAACTGGCGCAAGGGGATGAATCATTGTAGGTTAGTATCATCTATCTTCCGTCACATGATGGCTTACTTAGGAGGTGAGTTTAAAGACAAGGAATCAGGACTACCGCACTTAGCACATATCATGTGCTGCGCAATGTTCCTGCTAGAGTATACTGCAACAGGGTTGGGTACTGATGATCGTTACAGACCTGACAGTGATGCAGTAGAACTATTACACAATTTACTAGGAAGCAACAAAGAAGGGTAGCAGGTCTGCTACAGCATAGTAAGATAGTTACGATGATAGTTATGATATTACTAAACTACTTACATTCATTTATTCATTTATTATATAGAGAGATAACATCATGTCCATTTTAGATAACATTTTAGATTCAGAATTAGATGACTTAGCTGACTTACCAGAGTTCGTAACTCCTCCTGCAGGAGCTTATGCTGCTACTATCATAGCGGTAGAAGAGAAGGAAATTGGTGAGCATCCAGCGGTAGAAGTTAGATTCAAACTTAATGAAACACTGGAACTGGCTAATCCAAATGATACACCTGTCGTTGATGGTACTGAAACATCCATAGCTTTCCTGATGGATAACGAGTTCGGCGTTGGTAACTTCAAGAAACTGTTTATGCCAGTATCAGCGCATTATGGAATTAAAAACACTCGTGAAGTGATTGAAGCTGCTAAAGGTACTGACGTAATGCTTGTAACTAAGGTCAGACTTAACAAGAATGATAAGACTCAGAAGTACATGGACATAGTTCGTGTTGAGGTTGTATAAGGTAGCAGCCGTAAG